ACCAGCGCACAGATCAACCTATCCGGCGTGGTGACATTTTCGGATTTGAGTACCTGGAACCAGGACAAGACAATCATCAACGGCGGAAACATTACCACCGGGCAGCTGCATAACCTCAACTACACTACCGTGTACGACCTGGACAACGCATGGATACGTATGGGCACCGAGGCCGGTGAGCGTGTATTTTTGGATAACCGCCATATTGCGTGGTACGCAACCATCAACACCGGCAGCATTGGCCTGACCGGCGTGCTGTACTCGGAAGCCGGGCGGTCCTATTTTGGCGCAAGCAGCAAGTACATGAGCTATGGCTGGGTTGACGGTCTGAACCCGACCTCTTACGTTGGGATGCAGATCACCTACAACCGCAGCGATGACAGCGATGCCGATTTTAATACTACAAGAGTTGGCGTTTCCGGCAAGCTGAATGTACACAACCTGGACGTTTGGGGCGAGAAATCCCGTGTGGTGCCTACCAGCTTCGGCGCGCTGAAAATGGCCGCGTTTGAAACCCCTACCCCGACCTTTGCCGATTGGGGAAGGGGCCAGTGCGGCCCCGAAGGCTGGTGCCTGATTGCCCTTGACCCGCGCTATGCGGAGACCATCGCCCAGCACGGGCAGCCCGCCTGGCTGCTGACGGATTGCGATGGAACCGGCCACCTGTGGGCCGAAAACTGCGGCCAGTATGCCATTATACACGGCGCACCAGGGCAGTGCTTTGCCTGGCTCTGCATGGCGGCGCAGAAGGGGTACGAGGGCGGATATGCCGAACCCAGCGAATGCAATTATCCTGCTCCCATGCCGGAAGGCGAAGATTTGGCCGCAATTACCGCCGCCCGCGCGCTGGATTCCAGTGCTGATGCTGCGGACAGCTTGTTGACCGATACCAACGCAAAACTAAATACCAAAAATCTGTTGAAATTGGAGGATGACGAGGCGTGAAAAAACTGACCAGCGTTGCGGTGGTTACCACCGCAGAGGGCGAGCGCGTATCTTACGCTTACACCGAATTAGACAGTGACGGCAACATCACCAGCCAGAACAACAGGGCCTCTTTCGTGGCTCTGGATGAGGATCTTCTGGCCGCTATCAAAACCTTGAAAGACGCTGTAAATGCGCGGCTGTGACACATAAGGGGGTGCAGACTATGACCGATACCAAACGCATTAAAGATTGCAAACGCAGGATTATTGCTGCCCTGAATGATGCCAAGATCCCGTATGCGGTATCTGAGCTGATTTTAGAGAACGTGCTGTCTGCTGTACGTGAAAATATGGCTGCGGAGGAAATGGCAGCGGAGAACCAGCCGAGCCAGGAGAAAAACGAATGAAACAGGGAACGCAATTTGTGCTGCCCGTGGAAATCGGGCTGGATCTGGATGATGTGAGCCGGATAGAATTTGTATTTAAACAAAAAAATTATAATGGCTTCCCGGCCATTAAATCCAACGTCTGGCCGGATGACTGCACCCGGCAGGAAGGACAGAACATCATCCTTATCCCCTGGACGCGGGAAGAAACGTACAGATTCCTGGGCGGCGAAACATTGTACATGGACACCCGCATCACGTTGCGGGACAGCACTGACCAGCCGCAGACGGAGATTCTGGCGCTCAAAATGAGCCCGACCTTATTTCAGGAGGTTGATGGTGCATGATCCAGGTGCGAGTGGCCCAACAGAGCACAGTATCGGTGCGCATTGCCGGGGCGGTGCCCGTGCGGGTGGACGTGGCTGGCACCGCAGTGGTTGGTGCGCCGGAGTATGCAGGACCATATGACATCACACCGTTGTTCTCGGCGCAGACCCTGCCCACCGCAAAGCGGCTGATGCAGCAGGACGTAACAATCCGCAAGATACCGCAGTATGAGGTATCCAACGATTCAAGCGGCTACACACTGATAATAGGAGATGAATACTACAATGCCCAATAAATACGTAAACAAGGTTGTTATCGGCAAGGAAACGAAACTTGACCTTACCGCAGATACCATTACCCCGGACAAGCTGGCAAAAGGTATCACGGCACACGATAAGTCCGGCGCGCCCATTACCGGCACCAGCACAAAAGACGCTGACACCAGCGATGCCACCGCCGCTGTGGCAGAAGTGCTGAAGGGCAAAACATTTTACGCCCGCGGCACCAAAATGACCGGCACGATGCCCAACAACGGCGAAGTCAACGGTGAAATCAGCACCGTTTCCGGCAAGTACACCATCCCCATGGGCTTTCATGATGGCGCGGGCGGAGTGACCATCGCAGCGACCGAACAGGCTAAGCTGGTGCCTACCAACATCCGTGAAGGCGTTACTGTTCTTGGCGTGGTTGGCAGCATGAGCGGCAGTGAGGGCATGAAGCCGCAGGCTAAGAGCGTTACGCCGTCTTTCGAGCAGCAGGTTGTGCTGCCGGACAGCGAATACAACTGCCTATCCCAGGTTACGGTGGCGGCTATCCCGGCCACATACGTTGATAATGCGGCTGGCGGCCAGACGTTGACGATTGGAGGCTGAGCATGGCGGTCAACAAGGTTGTTATCAATGATGAAGTTGTCCTCGACCTGACCGGTGATACGGTGCAGGCTGCCGACCTGCCGAAAGGGGTAATTGCCCACAGTGCTACAGGGGCCAAAGTCACCGGAACCACAAACTATGCCGGTTCCAGCAACGCGGGCGGCTCCGCAACGAGCGCCGAAAAACTAAATAACAGCCTGACCATCAAACTGAACGGAACCAGTCAGGGCGCATGGGACGGCAGCAGCGCAAAAACCATTGACATAACGGCAACCAGCGTTGGCGCGACAAACGTTACGCTCAGAAGGTGGTGACAGTTGCATGGGTGTGTATTTAGGAAGTACGCAGGTAGATATGCAGGGCGGCTTTGTGACGGGTGGTGCCAGTGGGGCGAGTTTGCAGAGCAAGACCGTAAGCCCCAGTGAGAGCGCACAGACGGTTAAGGCCGACAATGGCTATGATGGTTTGAGCCAGGTTACAGTGGATGCAGTATCAAAAACTTATGTGGGCAGCGGCGTGACGAAAAAAAGTGCTGCAACTTATACGCCGGGAACGAGTGACCAGAGCATTGCATCCGGCCAGTATTTGAATGGAACCCAGACGATTAAGGGTGACAGCAATTTGACTGCGGCCAATATTAAGAGCGGCGTAAAGATTTTTAATGTGACAGGCAGTTATGCCGGGAGCAGCAGTGGCGGAAACACGCCAAGCTTGCAGACCAAAACGGTTACGCCCAGCGAGAGCACCCAGACGGTAAGCCCGGACAGCGGATATGACGGACTGAGCAAAGTGACCGTGAATGCGATATCGAGCACTTATATTGGCAGTGATGTGACCAAAAAAAGCGCAGCAACTTACATCCCGAAGACAACCGACCAGAGCATTGCATCTGGGCAATACCTGAGCGGGACACAAACAATCAAGGGCGATGCAAACCTGGTGGCCGGGAACATTAAGAGCGGTGTGAGCATTTTTGGTGTGACAGGTACTTATACCGGCGGCGGGAGTTCCGGCGGCAGTGGCAATAACAATGTAGAGGCTTATGCCGTTACCAGCACCAACCCCAGCGTGAGTTTTAAGACCGCCAGCGGAACCATTAAGATTTGGGGCTACGGCACCATAACCAGTCAAGGCGGCTGGGGCGGCACCACTACAAGCTTGATTGCTTTTGACGGAAATAAGTATTACAAGAGCGCAGTATATGGCAGCCCAAGCAGCACAAGTCTGAGTTTGAGCATCAGCAACGGAAAACTGACGGGACTGCCGAGCGGACTATCCGCAATCAGCGCGATTGTGACGAGAGGTATATGATCATGGCAGCTGATACAAAGCTGGACAGTTTGGTGATTAACTATCTATCACAAAGCCAGTACAACAATGCGAAAAGTTCTGGAACGTTGAATGCGAACCAGATTTATATGACACCAGCCTCCTCCAGTACCTATACGCTGCCTGCCGCTACCAGTTCAACCCTGGGCGGGGTGAAAATCGGGAGCAACATCACGGTGAGTTCCGGTACGATCAGCCTGACAAAGGCGAACGTGACAAGTGCTTTGGGGTATACACCGCCAACAACCGACACCAAGTACACACTGCCGACAGGTAATGCTTCGACCACGGGCGGCGTGAAGCTGAGCGATTCGACCAGTTCGACCAGTTCAACCAGCGGAGGAATTGCAGCAACACCAGCAGCGGTATTTGCAGCCATCGCGGAAGCAAAACTTGCGGCCTGGCCGATTGGCAGCATTTACATGAGCGTAAACAGTACAAGCCCGGCAAATCTATTTGGCGGTACCTGGGAAAGAATTTCTGACTGCTTTTTGCTTGCTGCTTCCAGCAGTTATCCCGCAGGTAGCACTGGGGGCGAATTCACCCATAAGCTTACACAAAGCGAGCTACCGGATTATTCGCTGTCTGTGGCCAACGGAAGCAACGTAATACGCTCCAAAACCGGAAGCTCTGCGGATGCGTATGTCCAAACGCAATCAAGTGGCTGGGGTATTCCGAACTGGGAATCCAAAACCGTAACAGTCGCCTCCGGCGGTTCCGGGGCAGCCCACAACAACATGCCGCCTTATTTATCGGTATGGATATGGAAGAGGACAAAATAAGGAGGATAAAAATGCGGCTGAAGAATGAAGAAGCCCTGCTGCATTGGCCCCTGGCCCAGCACATTATCACCGCAGGCTGGCTCTACAATGACGGCAGCCTGCACCGGGCGCTGGATTTCCGCGCAGCCGTTGGCACCCCCGTGTACGCCGCAGAGGGTGGCACGGTTGCAATCGCATACCGCTGGAACGGCAAGCGCACCCAGGGGGACATCAACAGCTATGGCAACATGGTCAAGCTGCGCCACACGACCTACAAGTATGGCACCCTCGAAACCCTGTATGCCCACCTGAGCAAACTCTGCGTGGCCCAGGGCCAACAGGTGCAGGAAGGCCAGCTGATCGGCTACAGCGGCGATACCGGCAACTGTTACGGTGCACACCTGCACTTTGAAGTGCGGTGGAGAGGCAACCGCACCAACCCACTGAACTGGTTGGACAACGATTTCAGTACGGCCAGCGGCGCGGTAAAATTGGGCAGCTACAGCAGCGTAGCGCACAACATGAAGGAAGTGGAATACATGTATTATGCAATCGACGTGTCAAAACACCAGGGCAAATTTGACTGGCAGGCAGCCTATAACAAGGGCATCCGCCACGCCATGCTGCGTGCCGGGTATGGCCGTTACAGCAGCCAGGTTGACCCGCAGTTTGAGCGCAACGCGGCTGAGTGTGCCCGGCTGGGCATCCAGTACGGCGTGTACTGGTACAGCTATGCCAGCTCCCCGGCGGAAGCCCGGCAGGAGGCCCGCTGCTGCCTGGCCGCGATCAAGGGCAAGCACCTGTGCCTGCCGGTGGCCTATGACATTGAGTATGAGCCGTGCATTTTGCGCCTGACCAATGCGCAGCGCACGGCACTGGTGGCGGCGTTCCTGGGTGAGGTCGAGGCGGCTGGATACTACGGCATCCTGTATGCCAGCCGCAATTTTATCCGCAACCGCTTGGACTACAAGGCATTGTCCAAATATGATATCTGGGTTGCCCAGTACGGCAATGCCTGCACCTGCCCGCTGCCGTATGGCATCTGGCAGTATTCCAGCCGCAACGCCCTGGGCATCCCCGGCTACGGCACCAGCCTGGACTGCAACCGGGTCTATAAGGACTATGAGCAGCTGATGATCCAGGCGGGCCTGCAGGGCCACACCGCGCCCACACCGGAGGATACCACCCCCAACAAGCTGGACAAGCAGCAGATCACCATTGGCCGTATCTCCAGCGGCGACCGCAATACCATCCGCGCCCTTTGCGAGGGGCTGGGGCTTATCTCCGCTGGCCTGTACCGCGAAACCTGTGCGGATGGCAACCAGTGGATGCTGGACGTTGGGCCGGTATCCAGCGGCGATGCCTGGTACATCATGCGTAAGTGTGCAGAGCTGCAGCTGATTGATGCAGGGCTGTATAAGGCCGAGTATGTGGAGGGGTGATACGGTGAAAAAATTGTTTATCTCCCAGCCGATGCGCGGCAAGACCGACGAGGAAATCCTCAAAGAGCGCAAGGTGCTGACTGCTGATGTGCACATGAAAACCCATGAGGAAATCGAGGTCATCAAATCCTTTTTTGAGAGCGCCCCGACTGACGCAACGCCGCTGTGGTATCTGGGCAAAAGCCTCAAGCTGCTGGGCACCGCTGATTTTGCGGTGTTCGCCCCTGGCTGGCAGGACTATCGCGGGTGCCGTATTGAGCATGATGCCGCCGTAGCCTACGGCATCCCTATCGTGGAGGTGTAAATCCGATGCAGCCGTGGAACATCGTCATCACTTCCCCGTGGCAGGTCGTGACAGCCATCGTCGCCGTAGCTACGGCATTTACAGCCATTGACAAGGCATGGGATACCCTGCTGGCGAAATGGAAAAAGCACAAAGCCCCCGAAGAAGCCCAGAACGCAGAAATCAGCTCCCTTAAAATACAGATTCAGCAAATCACTCCCCGGCTGGATGCTGTGGAGGGGCAGTTGACTGCGATGGGCAAAACGGTTGATGACCTACACGCGGGGAATCTGGCGGTGCTGCATGATCGGATTTATCAGATGTGCCGCCTGTGCATCAAACGCGGGTACGTCACCGAGGATGACCTGAACAATCTGAAATACTTATATGATAGCTACCACAGTCAGGGTGGCAACGGAACGGGCACGGAACTCTATAAACGGGCCAAGGCGCTGCCCATCCGCATCGAAGCCGAGTAAGGAGGATAAATCAAAATGAGCAATGCCGAGTTTATCAAGCGGGCCACTGCCGCCGTTGTGGACTACTTCAACCGCCATGTTGATGTCACCGACAACTTCGAGCTGACCGCCGAGGATACGTTCGTTGTGTGGTCGAGCAAGACCCTGCAAAACAACAAGGCGCTGATTTCTACCACCATTCCCGACGGGATGTACTACGAGATTACCTACAACGGCGACAAGGGCGAAATGTACCTTGACGCCTACAAAAAGATGCACAATGAGTGCATCAAAATCAAGGAGGACTAACATGGATTTTGCATCTTTTGGCATCGCATCCGTTGCCTGCATCACTGTTATCTGCTACCTGGCCGCAACGGCTGTCAAGCAGACCCCACTGGCAAATAAGTGGCTGCCGTCCATCTGCGGCGCGCTTGGCGGCCTGCTGGGTCTGGCCGCCATGTACATCAACGTGCCGGACTTCCCTGCCACTGATCCGTTGACCGCCCTGGCCGTGGGCATTGTTTCCGGCCTTGCTGCGACCGGCGCGGATCAGATCATTAAGCAGGCGAGCAAGTAAGCCAAAAAGGGCCACTAGGCATTGCGCCTAGTGGCCCTTTTACTTTTTAGCGAACGATTGATAGTTCTGCGGCAATCAAGCCGTAATCAAGGACTGTAATCGTTTCGCATATGGATGGCAGGGGTAGAAGGATTCGAACCCTCGGCACGCGGTTTTGGAGACCGCTGCTCTACCAACTGAGCTATGCCCCTATGTAAAAAGCCCACAGTAACCAACGTGCTGTGGGCTTTGCTATGGAGCTGTTAGGCAGATTCGAACTGCCGACCTCATCCTTACCAAGGATGCGCTCTACCGACTGAGCTATAACAGCATATGGCGACCCGGATCAGGCTCGAACTGACGACCTCTAGCGTGACAGGCTAGCGTTCTAACCAACTGAACTACCGGGCCAAACCCTTCGCGCTTTGCATCAAGCTACCGCCTGACCGCCGCGACGCATATTATTATAGCAATCAGGGCGGCCTGTGTCAAGCATATTTTCAAAAAAAATCCAAAAATCTTTTTGCTCTTTTTCTTTTGTCAAAATCGTCCGTTATGCGTTATTTTTATTTCCTTGCTGTCTTAAAAGAACTCTATTGTACAAAAAATATCCTCTGTTCTTTTCAAGTTCACAGTTCTATGTTATACTGACTAATAAACAGCGTTCCCTTTGTTCGTATCGCCATTTCTGCTGTTGTGCAGGCGGCACGGCAAAAGGATCCGCTTGCAACCCACAAAACAGGAGGTACAAATT